CCGCATTACCTAAATCGGTCAAAATAGTATCACCTGCAGATGTTTCATAAAGAACTATAAAACCATTCTGTGGATAAGGTGATACAATAAATCCTCCATTGTGGGTAGTGCTGGTACCAGTATACGCAAGAGGCGTATACAAACCCTGCGCAAACGAATGACAAATAACACTATCTGTGGTAATTTGATCCGGGATATGCACAGGAGCATGGGTAAGAGGATGCAACAAGGCTCCAGCCCAGTCATCATCTAGAGATACTTTTCCAGGTGTCCGGGTCTTCATGGGGTCCACCTTAGAATAAGGTGGTGGTCTAGACTCCTTTTTAACTTCTTTTCTAATTTCTTTCTTCAATTTGCTACCGTTTTTAACTCTCTTATTTCCGGCCATTTTTCTTAGGAAGTTTCAACTTACTAATATCTTGTCCCCACTTCTGGTATTTAACCACTTGCGAATGAGAATAGTGTTGCTCTTTTTCAACTTGGGCAACTTTCTTAAGTGCAATAGCTCGTTCAACCTCGAGTGCCTGATTAACAACACTCTTTTTGTATATAACTTCGATGAGCTCAAATGGTAATTCAGACAGTAAGTCAATAATTGATTTAACAGGGTACTTCTCCTTGGGAATGGAAGGTTTGCAAAATTTAATTGTGTTCTTGTTCTTATTTTCAACGTTCTTATCATTGACCATATCAAATATGTATATGGTGATTGTACTTGGGTGAGTGTATTGGATACCACCTCACAAATGGGACTGTACATCACGAAGGAACCACGAAGGCTAGGTCCGTGCAGTCTCTTGGCATTTTGATTAGCACTAAAGTAATAGTTTTGGTCTACTTAGCCTTCGCAACCCAATTTTTGTATTTACAACCAAGCAGGCATTTTCATTATCGGATCTTCTTTACTACCGGAATCACAATATAGAGGATAATTCAACCTCAAGTAAGTTTCAACTTCTACTTGCATATCTGGTGTTATATCAAACGCTAAATAAAATGAATGTCGTGTTCGAGGATCAATATCCATTTCATATCTATTCATACTCTTGGCCATTATACACATCCCACGCATGGGGTCCATCCAATTCTTGCTAACACGGCCTCGGGATGATTGTATGAATCCCTTGTAGAAGTCTTGGTATATCGGGATGCCCCCAGTAAGGGCGACACCACAAATACCAATGGCTCCACAAAATGCTTCATATGCCTTGCGAGATCCAATTGGTGGGATGCTAATGCAGTCCTTAGCCATTGCTGTATGAATATTGCGTACCATTAAATAACCTGCTGTAGTCCAGATAGGTTGACATTGGCAAAATTCCAACTGTTCAATTTCATATACAGGTTTCTCTACTTCCATAGTAAAGCCCATTTTGGTAAACCAAGAATTCAAGTCATTATTAAACTGAGCTAATCTGTCTGATTCAATAATCATGACACAATCATCACCGTTATTTAATAACTCGTACTTGCCAATTCCAACATGCAGCATATATGAGTACATCAACCCACACATAATCAAACAGTTACCTAACCCAGTGTTCATATCTCCAGACATGCGACAACCTTTCACTTTATAACGCAACTTACCATCTGGACAATAACCAACACCATTGTTACGTAATTGCCA